TCTGCAGGAGTCGCATCATCAATACTCATTTTCTTCCTCCTCTAGCTCTTGTTCAAACACATCTAGTCTGTTGATTAGCTTGTCCTCAAACCTGTCCAGCATCTCTTCTGAGGTTATCTGTAGGGCCTCCAGCAGGTCGTCTGGGTCAAAGGTTTTCAAGAGGCGTTCCTTAACTTCCTCTAGTGTTAGCGACATGGTCAATCAACTCCTGTAGTGTCTCTATAGTATACCATAAAATTCCCTCTTTGTCACACCATTCTGACATAGTCATCTTAGCTCCCTTCCGAATCTTCTTGTTCGGCTGCATAAGAACAAAGACTAACTCTTGTCCTTCTGGGAGTGAGTCCCTGATGCTCGTATATTTTTTCGTGTCTCCGTCTCTGAAATATCCTTTGCATTCAACAAGAGATAAACCGCTGCTATCCACAAAATCAGGACGATAAGACCTAGAAATAGTGTAGGGGACAGTGAAAGGCTCATAGTCAAACTCCTTTAGTACTTTGCTGACATCGTCTTCAAACGTGCTACGAAATCGTGATTTCTTGGACTTTCGGCTCATTATGTACCTCTGTTAAATAACGGGGACCTGAAGAGTAGGCGAAGGCGCGAACGGTAGGCCAGCATGACTTTTTGTAGGAGCAGTAGGAGCATCCGACGGCGAGTTTCTGGTTCCCACTCTTTCCATCGTCGATAGTGCCGTAGCATACGTCGGGCGGGGTTGGATGCTCCACTAGCTTTTTTACGTGTTCAATGCGCTCCTTGATGTCATAGCTAATCAGATCGTATACCGGAGCCTGAGTGTCCTCAGAATCGTACATGAGGTACGTAAGGTGTCCGTTCTGCTTGTCCATTGCTAACCATCCGAATTTAGTAGCACCTTCTGCATACGCATAGCCCTTAATTTGACCAATATATCCAAACGGGTCGTCATAAGCCAAAGAGCCATCTTTGAATTTCCTGAACCCATACGTTGACACAGACTTAACATCAGTGACAATACCGTCGATTTTACAGTCCATAGACCCTGTAATACCGTTAACTTCACATTTTTTCTGCTCATCAGTTACCTCGTGTCCTGCGGCCTTAGTTAGAAACAACAACATCTCTTCGATAAGGTGTCCGTACAAAAACTTGACATAGGTGTGGCCTTGTATGTCGTCGGACTTCTCTACGTCATTGTAGACGTTCCATAGATACCTGTCGTCACGTCCTATGTTGGACATGCGTAACTTACGTCCGTCCCTCTTACGTCCACCAAACTCGTTACGCATAAGTTCCTTGACATTTTCCCCGAAGGTCTCAATATGAGAATCTAGGTCCACGCCTTCTGCTACTTCTTTGGACTCCATCAATTTATAGATGTCATCTACAAGTGTGTACACGTTTTTCATTGGTAGGTTTCCACTATGGTAGATACAGCCTCTTGAGCCTGCTCTGGTGTGCATTTAAACCACTCGCTACGTCTTTCGTACAGCTTCTGTAGTTTACTGTGTGCTTCTGACTCTGCTGCTCTTCGGTCGTTTACGTCCCAAGATGAAACCAAAGCATAGTCACGGTAAGGAGAAGAAGTCTGGTAACCGCTGAGACGGTCTTCAGAATCAATCGCCATACCTACCTTGACCCACTCAGGAAAGTTAGGGTTTACAACTATGTAGACCTGACCCTCTACACTGGACTCGTACTTTGCTAGGCTACTAAAAGCAGCGTCTTCAAAGTTCTTGTACTTTCCGGGTTTGTGTAAAGGGTGGGCTTTTGAAATGTATTTCCCGTTTACAAACATTTTAGTTTGGTCACGCTTCCAAACCGACTCTGGATTGTCTTTGTAATACTTTCCTTCGCTTCTCTTATAGTTCATGGTTGCTCTCCTCAGTGGGTTTCTGCCCACGTTGTTCCGATTTGGTACTCTCCGTCAAGGGGGCATCTGAGGTTAAAGTGAAGCCCTGCCGCCTTGAGACATTCGACTGCAAGCCAGCCGTACTTCTCTGCTTGGTCTGTAACCACCTCCGATTGTACTTCGTCATGTATGTTCCCTATGAAGTTGTAGTCGAGTTTCCACTGCGTTGCGTAGTCGTCCAGTATGACTAGGGCCTGTTTCATCACGATAGCTCCTGCCGCCTGTAACAATGTGTTTAATGCAGCATGTTCAGATCTAACTCTAAGTCTTCTACCGTCAAGTCCTGTGAGATAGCCTCTCCCAGAAGCTCTAGTAACGCGTTCTCGTAGACTTTCAAGAGCAGGTGTATTTGATAGAAATCGTCGCTTAAGATGTGCGCCGTCTTTTGCGCTTCCGCCAACGATAGTTCCGATTTTTGCATCTCCTGCTCCGTACAGGAAAGCGTAGATGAAAGTCTTAGCTTGAGGTCTTGTTTCAAGCCCTGCAGCCATTTGGTTTCTGGTGTGGATGTCTTCGGTGAGGAGGACATTGGTAAACTCCTTATCGTTCATGTAATGTGCCAACATTCGTAGCTCAAGGCCACTAGCGTCGAAACCTACTAGCTTCTTCCCTTCAGGTACAGTCCAGCAGGAGCGACACTCGTGCCCGTAGGGGCTGTAGCTTGCTGGGACTTGGGCCATGTTGGGACTCTGGTGGGTCATGCGTCCAGTGACTGCGCCGTTGCTAATGACACGACCATGAACTCTACCGTCGTCCTGCAAGTGTTCTAACCATGAATGGACCTGTGCGTATCTCTTTTGTAGCATCAAGTACTCACTAACGGCCTTAGCCTCTGGCAGGTCAATGGTGTCTAGTACAGCCTCATCAACGATGGGATTCCCTTTCTCCGTAACTTTGTCAAAGACCACACCAAGCGTCGATAGCCTACGCGCAATCTGTTGTCTAGATCCGACATTGAAGATCTCAACTTTGTCCTTGAGACGCTTACCAGTCTTTTCAGACCACCTCTCGTGTACAATCGGAGGAAACTTCTCTTGTAGTTCCTCTTCAATTTCATTCATTCTCTCCTTAAATGTTGCTAATAGTTCACGCGCCAGTTGCTGGTCCAAGACCCAACCGTTGCGCTCCTGTTGCTGGACTATGTACTGCACCTTGTGTTCCAGCTTGATTGACTCAGGGTCAAACGCAGACATGTCTCTGGTCAGACTCTTGTGCACTGCTTCTGTGACTTCTACGTCACGCTTGCAGTACTCGATCATCGCGTCAGATAGCATAGACCAGTCATCGTGGTCACCCTTTGGGAAGCCCAAGGTTTCACCCCATGAACGTAAAGAGTGTCCACCCTGTCTGCTTGGGTCAAACAGGCGTGACAACACCAGTGTGTCCACTATGCGCTCAGGGGCCACAGAAATCCCCCAGAGACGTTCTAGGACTGGGAGGTCGTAGCCTATCAGGTTGTGCCCACAGACGCTCACAGAGCCTTCTAGAGCCTTACAGAGGGTGTCAGGGTCTAGGTGTACCGTGTTCACACCGTTCTCCCGTGTTACGACACACCAAATGATGTCGGGAGTCAGGCCGTTGGCTTCCAAGTCAAGGTAGATCAAAAGTCGTCCCCTATGTGTGGATTAGGTACTTCCGACAGGCGACCCGTGGTACGGTCATAGGCTAACCAACAGGCGGGTCCAGTTTCTCCGGTGTACCGATTCTTGAGAACCCTAACCGTTGTTGTATTACGTACGTCCTCGTTCTCGTGTTGCTGATCCCGTTCCATGCCGATGACGATGTCTGACAACTGAGCGATTGCCTGAGACCCTCTGAGTTCACCCAATGATATCTGAGCACCGTCCTCGTGTGCCTTACCTTGGGATCGTCGGAGGTGTGACACGAGGAACAGACAAACGCCTGTCTCTGCCACCAAGGTCCGTAGCTTGGTCATGATCTCGTCTATTGCTTTTCGCTCGTCTCCTGACTCTTGGGAAGACACGACGATTGACAGGTGGTCCAATATGACGTACCGGCAGTCAAGCGCTTTTGCCATATAGCGAACACGGGCGAGGAGGTTATCTGCTGAAGTTGACCCCCAATGGTCGAATAGGTAGTAACGTCCTGTTCCCAGTGTGCTCTCCCAAAACGGTCGTAGTTGGTCCACAGGCGTGTCCTCTTCCAAGTGTAGAGGCCTGTTTGCCGCCACCGACATGATACCAAGCGTTGTTCGGGCCAGATCTTCCTCAAGCGCCAAGACTCCAATATTGCCTTCGCATCGGCGTAGAAGATCGTACTCAATTTCTCTGATAAATTGGGACTTTCCCATACCACTGCCGCTAGTGATCGTGACGAGTTCATAAGGTCTATGCCCCCTAGTTATATGATTGAGGCCCTCCCAAGGGTACGGGATGGACTTGACATTCCTCTTTTCTACCAGCTTGTCCCATGTGTCAGTACCAGCGACGATACCGTCAGGACGATAGACTTTGGAATTCCACCAGTGTTGCGTAAAGTCCTTGACCCTGTTAGCCATGAGCATGTCACTGGCGTCCTTCAGGGGTAGCTTACAGATCTTCAGCTTGTCAGGGCTAAAGAGGTCCTTGACCTGCTCTACTGCTTCTTCTCCTGCCTTGTCATTGTCAAAGCAGAGGACTACCGTGTCGTACCCTTCGAGCCACTCTAGCTGGGCCTTGATCTCCTTGGCGGCATTACCTGCGCCCGACCGAAGTGAAACCACGTCCCACTGCTTACCTGACATCTCATAGATTGCCAAGGCGTCCAATTCGCCCTCAGTAATCGTTATGTAGGTGT